ATGGCAAAGCACATGACCCAGGATGACCGCAAGACGCTGGAAGCCCGGTACAATGCCGGGCAGAGTGTGGCGGGGATCGCAAGGGCGATGCAGTTCAACTATTCGACCATCTACAAGGAACTGAAGCGCGGCGACACCGGCAAGATGGACGCCAATGGCCGTGCTGGGTACAGCGCAGCGCTGGGACAGCAGCGCTTGTACAACAAGAAGCAGCAGCTCAGGTATTGGGCTGACCGCCCGGCGGAGTGAAAGCGATGGGAGAGGTGTTTAAGCTGAACCATTGCTATAACGTGGACTGCGTTCCGGCAATGGAACTGTTCCCGGACAATTACTTTGATCTGGCCGTTGTAGATCCTCCGTACTTCTCTGGTCCGGAGCGCCGGGGCTTTTATGGCTCCAAGGTAAGCAAGATAGGCGTACACCGGGACTATCCGATTTCACCGGCATGGATCAGGCCGGGACCGGAGTATTTCAGAGAACTGCTTCGAGTTTCCAGACACTACATCGTGTGGGGCTGCAACTACTTTGATTATAAGTTTGCAACCGGGCGGATCGTGTGGGACAAGTGCAATGGAAGTTCCAGCTTTTCGGACTGCGAGATAGCGGCGACCGATTTATTTACATCGGTGCGACTGTTCCGCTATATGTGGTCCGGCATGATGCAAGGAAAGAGCATTGCAGAAGGCAGAACCATGCAGGGAAACAAATCCCTGAACGAAAAGAGGATCCACCCGACCCAGAAACCGGTTGTCTTGTACGACTGGATATTCAAAAACTATGCAGAGCCGGGGCAAAAAGTGCTCGATACTCACCTTGGAAGCGGAAGCAGCCGCATAGCAGCCTATGAAGCGGGACTTGATTTTATCGGCTTTGAAATTGACCCGTTCTATTTCCAACTGGAAGAAGAACGGTTTGCAGAGCACACGAATCAAACCAGCCTGTTCCACATGGAGGGATAAAATGCAAAAAGATATGAGGGACATGGACGACGAAAGCATGAAAGCCCTTGCGAATGGCATTCTCGCAAAATGCCAAGAGCAAGAGCTTTCATACGGGGAAATGAGGATTTTACTCACAACCCTGCTTGTGCGGCTGGATGAAGCAAAAGGCAGGATTGAAAGAGCTGCGCTATTCCAAAAAGCAGAGATCAAACCTTTTTGAGCGTTGCAAGAGCAGCATCCAAGGTTTCTTTGTCCATTGCAGCATAGAGAGAAACATACCCAGTAAAGACATCCAAAGCGTAAGCAGCGGGGTTCTTGTCGAGAGGAACGCCGTTTGCCAATTCGGCCGAAACGTGCTGCAATGCAAGATCGTAAACGAGCTTCTGGCGGTCGGTCATAAAAATCACCTCCTTTCCGTGCTCATTGTACCACGGGAACGGAAAATACGAAAGGAACAGAACGATGCTTGAACTGGCAATTTGGATGTACCGCATCGGAAATCCTGACCCGGTGGTTCGGATCATTACCGATATTGCAACAAGCCTTGTGATTCTGTGGGGCGTGGTGAACCACTACGCAAAGAAAGAATCGGACAAGGCGTTCATGGACGTTTACAACGAGATGCAAAACTGGAAGGCGGCGGCGCACTACAACGCAGAGCAGGCGCAAGAGCTGCGAGAAAGGCTAAATGAAAAGTGGGAGGATTTGAGAAAGTGATACTTGAAAAACTCCACCGGGGAATCAACGGATTCCACAAGGCGTTCAACTGGCGGCGATTCCGCCGCGATGCGTTGCACCTGGGCGAAAGCCTGCTGGTGTTCGGCGTGCTGTACGGCATTTTCTCAACCCTGATCTGGGGCGTTTGCTGGATCTTCAAAATCAATTACGACCCGGATCTTGTTGCCATTGCATGGGCGGTGCCGGTGCTGCTGGACACGCTGGTGAACAAGGCTTACGACTGGAACAACGAAGTCCGGGACTGACAGAACCGGGAAGGCATGGGCAGACCTACCCGCCCACCATGCGGCTGAACTACGAGGGGAAACCGCCCGGCTACCGCAAGGCCGGGGCCTTACCTGCTGGGGGCAGAAAGAACACGGCAGAGCGGTCCGCATGGGCAGGAGGAGCGGTATCATTTGTCCGACGCCGCTCTTTTGATATGGTACAGCCAGTGCAGGAGGGGGTGCATTCCCTTCCGTCCGGTGCTAACACCGGAATGTACCACCATTGACCGAATATTCACGCAATACAGAAAGGACAAACAACATGGGAGAAGATTACAAGGCAAAGATCGAAGTGGTACTGAATAACGAGGATCATGTGGATATGTGCCTGAACGGCGAAACCACTACCCTGCAGAATCTGGCAATCGGCGTGATGGCGCAGACCATTGCACTGGGCACGGACAGCTGGGATGATGCAAAGCGGTGGCTGGCAGAAGTTACGTTTGCTCTCCCGCTGGCGCTGGAAGAGGCGTGGAAAAACAAGGAGGCAGACAACACAACGGCCACCGACAAGAGCGTAGTCACCGATGCCGCCCAGGATGCCATGCAGAAGGCGTAAGGGAGAACGACCATGGACAAGAAACTTCTGAAAGAAGAGTACAAGCGGCTGCTGACGAAGGCCATTGAAGGCAGACCGGGCGGCATGGCATTGATGATCGTGCTGGAAGAAACGGACTTCTACAACTCGCCCGCCAGCGCAAAGCATCACCTGAACGTCCCCGGCGGCCTGGTGATGCACTCGCTCAACGTAGCGAAGGCTGCACTGGAACTGTGCGAGAATATGCCGCAGTTTGCAGGGTGCGATAAGAACGCAGTCCTGACTGCAGCCCTGCTCCACGACGTTTGCAAAGCCGGAAATTACATCCAGAAACCGGATGGAAGCTATCAGTATAGAGATACGGATTTGCTGGGGCACGGTGAAGCGTCCGTAATCAACATTCAGCACTGGATCCACCTGACGGAAAAGGAAGTTCTGGCAATCCGGTGGCACATGGGTGCCTATACCGGAGAACGGGACTGGGACACTCTTAGCAAGGCATACGACAGATACCCGGAAGTCCTGTGCCTGCACATGGCTGACATGATTGCAACACACATCATGGAGGTAGGAGAGTGAACAATTACACCGTCTACATGGATACTCCGAACGGCGAGCGAATAGAAGTACCGGCGACCATGCCGGATGTTGAGGAAGTGCCGGGACCCCTATGTGATGGAAAATTTGAATTGCCAGAAGCCGTAAAAGAAATGTTCAAGTGGATGGATGAAACATTCGGAACATGGGAAAGCGACTTCAGCAGTTTCAAAATCTGGATGAAATTGCGGAAAAACTTCAATCCACCGGTGCGCTGGGAAGCGGTGCAGGACAAGCGTCGAAACCCAAAGCCTTTGGGACGAAACACCTATTTATATAAAGCAAGGAAGATCAAGAGCTTGGCAAGAAGTACACATACCAGAGTATCCCTGCACAAGGGAAAACAAAAGGGCACTGAAGAACAGTGCAAGCACACATTCAAGATAACCACAGCCCGGTGCGCGCCTTGCAGTGGTTACAACGTGGAGTGCGAGCACTACGAGAAAAACAATGCCGCTGATACAAAGCATGGTTCTTCTCAACCGTGAAATAAGCAGCCCTGCACCGCAGAAGCGGGGCTGCTTTTATATGGCGCATGGCGCTTTTTCTAGGCATTGAGCGCTGCAAGCAGGGCCGGACCCTGTATGCGCCGAGTTGAGTTTTCCATGGAAGCCGGTACGGTCAGGAAATCAGCCGTCCGGCATAGCGGAATGGTGCTGTACAGCAGCGTCCTCCTTTCCGTTCAAGCCCGGTGAAAGACCGGGCTGCCATTTCCGCGAAAGACGCACCCGCATGGATTTGACGGGAATGGGTGCGCCGCAGCATGAGCGCAGAAATGCTCTGTTCAATCCGCTCAGGACAAAAGCGGTAGGCTGTTGCCGCAGCCGCCCCGCCTGGTGCTCTCTTTACCGGGCGGGTTTGATATGCGGACGCATAGAGGATGCACCTGCTTCTGATAATCCCCCATGAACAGGTGAGCCAGTTCGATGCTGGCCGTCCGTGCAAGAAAAAGTGAGGAAAGCAAAATGAAACTTGAATGCCTGACACCGGAATTTCCGCAAGGAGCAAGAGTTTACAGCGCGGACGGTGTGGCACCTTCCCTGCTGAATAGTGCATCGGCTATGAGATCGCAGGCGATTCTGGTCAGCGGGGGGGGGCAGCATGAAAATCTGTGAGAATAGGCCGGTGATTTGCAGAGCATCCGGCCAGGCATCGGCGGACACGCTGAACGAAACTTGCCCATGTCTGACGTGCGACCATGAAGCGCCTATCGTGGCAGGAGCGTACTGTATGGCCGGAAATTTCGTTGACCGAAACACCAACCAGAACGGATGCGGAGTAAGAGAAAACGCTTCGTTCACACTGAACACGGTGGACCGGCACGCCGTTGCCTACGATGCAAGACATCACTGTCTTGGTGGAGAGGTCAGCGGAACACTTCAGGCAAAGGGAGAAGGAGGATGGAGTTTGAACTACATAAATCCGGTGCTCCAACCGCTGCCTGAAAATGCGGTCGGCATCGACCTCTACAACGGAGCCGTTACCGGAAACACTGCGGCTACTCTCACGAAGAAAAATGATGGCACATCAAGCGGCCCGGAAGTTGCCCAAAGAAAAACGCCGGACTGGATCGTGCGCAGACTGATTCCGCTGGAATGTGGCAGACTGCAAGGTTTCCCGGACGGGTGGGCAGAAATTGAGCCGCTGACCGACTTGCGGGAACTGCCGTTCTGGCGTGAGGTCTACGCAAAGGACTGTGAAATCAAAGGGAAAAAGCCAAATCGGAAGATCATGCAGGCAGACAGCGAAGAAGGCGGGCGCGCCCTGATGCGTTGGCATGATGGCTTGCACAGCATGGCGGCAGAGTACGCAATGTGGGGCAACGGAATGGCGCTGCCGAACGCATTGTTCTTTGTGAAAAGCGCATTCCGCGAACTGGGAAAACCGCCCGGAGAAGTAAAATTAGGCAGTCTATTCGATGGAAGCGGAACGATGCCGTTGTGTGCCGCAATGTGCGGTGGGCATCCGGTCTGGGCAAGCGAGGTAGAGCCGTATCCCATTGCCGTCACAAAGACGCACCTGCCGAACATGAAGCATCTTGGAAGCGTTACGGACATCAAGGGGTTCCTGATCGAACCGGTTGACATCATAACGTTCGGAAGTCCATGTCAGGACTTGAGCATCGCGGGAAAACGGGCTGGTCTTGATGGTGCCAGATCAGGATTGTTCTGGGAGGCGGTGCGCATTATCTGGGAAATGCTGCTGGCGACCGGCGGCAAATATCCCAGGTTCGTCATCTGGGAGAACGTGCCAGGTGCCCTGTCATCGAACAAAGGAAAGGATTTTGAAGTTGTTCTCAACGAATTACTACACCTCAGAGAGTTTGCCGGAGGTAGAGCAAATCAGTCTATTCTCCAACATGGCAAGTGGGGGGGGCTTCGCAAACTACGGAGCTGTTGCCTATCGAATCGTCAATGCTCAACACTGGGGAATCCCCCAGCGCCGGCGCAGAGTATATGCTGTCTGCGATACTAGTGGAGAATCCGCCGGAGTGGTCGTTTTTGAGCGAAAAGGCACTGAATGGAATTTTGAACCGTGCATCCCGCAGGGGAAAGAAGTTGCAGGACTTACTGCTGACTGCTATTCATGGCATGATCGAATGGTGGCAACAAAACCCTGCGGGGGGGGTGGTGGCAGCGGGAAGCCTACACAATGAAGATCCGCAGCGGATGTGACGGCGGAGGAAAGGGACCGCTTGTCCAAGAAGAACTTTCGGCAACATTGGCAACGCACCAAGATCAGACGCTATTTGAGTTAAGAAATACGGTGCTGAATGACCAGGGCGGCGGTTTCATGGAAGTTACGCATGGGATGACCGGAACACTCCGAGCACAAGAGCATGGGCACGCACCAATCACATTCGACAAAACAGAAGGGAACGAAGAGACGTGAAGGTAGAAACGATAAGCAAGGCAATCATTGCGGCGCTTCTTGCGACAGAACTCGCAAGCTGCACGAAAGCTGCTCTGATGCAGAACCGAATCACGGACCTTGAAACACAGAGGGATATCTACAAGTCCATGTACGAGGACTGGAAAGGCGCGGCGGGCGAAGTTGCCGGGTATGCAGATACCCTGCGGGATTCGCTGGAAGCGAGGGATCGGCTTGACGGGAAGCTGCTGGTAGAGGATGCAGGAGACTTCCTTTGCACGGCATATTGCACCGAAAAGCGGGAGCACATCTGTGGAACTGGAACGGGAATTACCGCCAGCGGCGCGCCGGTTGAAGGAGGCGTGACGGTGGCGGCAGACCCGGACGTTTTTCCGTTCGGGACCGTCCTCTACATTGAAGATGTGGGCGTGAGAATCGTTCAGGATACCGGAGCCAGCGTAAAGGGAAAACATCTGGATGTTGCCGTCTCCGGCAGCCACAAAGATGCACTGAACTGGGATGGCTACGGCCAGCACAGGGTTTGGATCATAACGGAAAAGTAGAAAGGAAGGACGACATGGAAGGACTTGTAAAGACACTGGGAATCTTGCTGTTTGTACTGGGCGTGGCGCTGTGGGCAGCGGTGATATTTTTTGTGCCCGCTGCGATGATTAAATACTGCTGGCTGTATCTGTTCGCATGATGAGGAAAGAAATTCTGGCGGCAAGGAATGTTCTCTGCAAAAAGATGCGGCAGAACTCCCTGTCGTGTACAAAGTGCCCGCTGGAAAAGATCCGGGACAAGGGCACGACCTGCAGGGATAGCGTGCTGAAACACAAGGCGGAGGCAGAAGAAATTCTAAAAACAGAATAGTGCACTCCACTATAAAGGCCGCCCGCCGCGGCGGTCTTTTTCATGAGCATGGGAACAGGCCCGCCCCGGTTCAACTCCGGGATTGCCCAAAATCGGAAGGAGGACGCACCAATGCAAAGGTATTATATCCTGCTGAAAGCAACCGGTGAAAGCGGCCTGCCCGCGTGGCTGCCTTATAGGCTCACAGCAACCAGCGCAGAGCTGGCCGTTGAAAAGGCAAAAAAGATGGCAGAAGATCACTACAGAGAGTACAAGACGTTTGAGGCTCAGGTGATCGAAAATGAAGGGAGTTACAAATGAAACTGGCGGCAATCGCAAAACTTATCAAGGCTGACGAATATTGCAAGCTCTACAAGGTGTTCTATAACGATGGTCAGGGGTGTGATCTGTACATCGGAACAAAAACAGCAATCTTCCCGCTGACAGACTTCCCGAAAGCACAAAACGAAAGGGAATTGGCGGCTCTGCTGGGTATCAGCGAAAAGAAATGGAACGATATTCATTTTGAAAGTGACTGCCCGGACGATATTCGGAACATTGAAGGCATGAACCTTGACGATACAGCAAGTGGCGAGCTGGACTGCAAAAATGGCAGAATCAGCATCCGCTATTGTGGGTGTAACCTGGTTCCGATGGTTGAACCGACTTCCAGAACAATCGGCTTTGTAGACGAAAAGCAGATCATGCCAGTGGCGGATGAAATGCGCAAGAGCGGCTATTTCAAATACTGTGTGCGGAAGATGGCAAGCGGCGGACGTTACTATGTCATCAAGGATGGTATGATGGTACGCGGTGCTGTAATCCCCGTAAAACTGGAACCTCTGGCGAAATCTGGGCTGTATGCCATTGCAGACATGGTGAAAAAGACCAAGGACGCTGCGGACGTTGAGGATTTGAGCGAGCGGGAGGACGAAGAAAATGCGTAAGGTCTTGAAGGCGTTGGCGCTGACAATTGGCACTATTGCACTGTGCGGAGCACTGGCGGGATGCGAAACTGACAAAGCTATGGGGATAGACGAATATCCGGCCAGGACGGTGTATGTCTATTCACCGGATGGCACGTTGCTGGACAAAGGCGCATACGAAGGCGGCTCCTGGTCTTGCGACTGGCCGGTTATTTCGGTAAAGGTCAATGGGAAAAAGTATAAAACGAGCTGGGCTAACGTGGTTTTTGTGGAGGAATAACATGGACGCTGTGAAGAATGATGTGAAGCGGCTGGTCAAAATTGAACTGGCTGCAGCGAACAGGAAGTTTCGGATGTTTGCGAGTAACCATGAGGGCGTGGCTGTGATCCAGGAAGAAGCCGTGGAAGCTGCACGGGAAATGGATGGGCTGCATCGGGAACTGAACGCAATGTGGATGGGCGTTTACTCCAACGATCCGCAGATCTCCACGAAGGGCGTGTATGACCGGGCGGTTGCCCTGGCCGTGGAAGCTATTCAGGTAGCGGCAATGGCGCGAAAGTTTGAGCGTAGCCAGCGCCGGAAATGGCCGGGAGCGAAGGAGCCGCACTATGACGAAGAAAAGTGATGCACCGGCAGAGGTCGAAACCATTACGCTGACCATGAGTCGTCCGGTGGCGGAGGCTGTGCAGGCTGCCTGCGAGTGGTACTTGCGGCTGCACATGGGGCAGTTCTGGGATCTGGCAGAAGACTTGTGCTTTGCAAAATTCTACTCGGACGCGGAAAACAATGCGTTTCAGAGCGAGGAACAGCGTAAAAGCGCTTTTAATGTTGCGATAGACCGCAGAAATACCATGCTGCTAGAAATGGAACGGCTGTACAGCAGATGCGTTCTCCCAGCCCCGATCTCAGACGTAATGGAGGTGCCGTACAGGGCGGAACAAGTAAAGCAGACAAAGGGATTGACCGGAGATCTGACGAATGCCTTGACAGGGACAAAGTCACTGGGAAATGCGGTGGCAAACACTCTGGGCGTGATCGGAAAGGCCGGACTGGGCATCATGACAACGCTCACCGCCTCTGCTGCTCTCATGACAAAGAAAGCCACCAACATGGCGGAGGAATATCAGGCTCAAGCGGCGGATGCGGTCAAGTACGTTGGCGGCATCATGAACGATGACGGCAGCATCGACCTGGAAAAACGGGCAGTCATGGAGGACGCAATCCTCAAAATGACAACGCAGGTTCCGATCCAGCGGGACGAGATGGCACAGATCGCCGCATCGCTGGGACAGTCCGGCAAGAACTATGATGAAATCTTCCTGGACAACCAGCAGACCGGCGAGAAGAGTTATCTGTACGATACCGCCAAAATGGCCGCTGCGTGGGACATTGATGCAAAATCTGCGGCTGACTACATGGCAAAATGGGAAACGGCTTTCGGAAAGACGCGCACCCAGATAACCGATGTGGCGGATTCCATCAACTACCTGGGCAGTCACATGGCTACCACAGCAGCGGAAATCGCAAATGTGGTGAACACCTCCGGCGGTGTCGGCCAAACGGCTGGCACTGACCTGCATACGACTTCTGCACTAGCAGCTACCATGCTGGCTATGGGCGTTGACGAGGGAAAAGCAGGCACGAGCCTGAACCGCGTGTTTACGAACATCACCCTGGGCAACAGCGCGACGGATGCGCAGGTGGGCGCATGGAACAAGCTGGGCTTTGACCCGGTGCAGATCGCAAAGGATATGCAGTCTACCGGGCCGAACGGTGAAGATGGTGCAGCACTCACCTTGACAAAGGTGTTCGATGCAATCTCGAAGCAGGACAAGTACCAGCAGACTGCAACCATCAAGACCCTGTTCGGACAGTGGGCCATTGAGGGCGTTTCTAAGATCGTGGAGAACCCGCAGGTTTTCCAAGACGCGCTTGCAATGGCAAACAATTCGGATCTGTACACCAACAGTATGGAGAAAGAATTGCTTGTCAAACTGGACACGGGCAAAGCCGTAGACCAGATGGCAAGCAACGCAACCGACCGTTTGCTTATCAACGTGGGAAAGCAGTTCCTTCCGGCAAAGAAAGAACTGGCTTCCATGTGGATTGATATTACAAACGGCATTACCGAAAATCTGCCGGACCTGTCCAACATCGTGAACGGTATCCTACCGATGCTACACTCTGCCCTGCTGGGTGTCGGCAATGCGGCACAGGCGGCGTTGCCATGGATTCAGAAAGGCATTGACTACACGGCGGAGCATGGGCCGCAGATGGCGGGAGCCATTACGGCCATTACTGCGGCGTTCGGAGCCATGAGCCTTGCGCCCACGGCATACAGCGCCGGAACCTCCCTGATGAACACGGTGGGCAACATCGTGATCGGAGGAAAGCCGAGCGGAGCGCCCGGCGGAACGTTTGGCGGCATCACGGTCAGAAACCTGCTGGGCGCATTGACCCCCACGAGCCTGATTCAGAAAACGGTGGGCGGCGCGGCATTTGCCGGGTCGAACGCCGGAATGTTCGCGGAAAACGCAAAGTACGGTGCACAGATGGCTGGCATCGGAGCACAGCAGCCCACAACGCGCCTGGGCAAGATCGGGCAGACGTTGGACGGCGCTGGCGTTGGCATCTGGGCAACAATGAAGAACTTCAAGGGACTGCGCAGCGGAACCAAGAAGGGACAGACCGGCTTTGTAAATGACGTTCTGGAAGCCAGCACGAACGGCGGCGTGCTCGGTCTGCTGAAAAACTCTGCCCCCGGAAAGTACGTCACGGGTGTAGGCAGCGCTATAAGCGCACTGGGCAACACGGCCATCGGCAGCGGATTCGTAAAGGCGGGCGGCGTTGCAAAGCAGATCCTGTCCGGCATAGCGGGACCGCAGGGCATCAACTTCCCCGGCATCTTTGCCGGCATGAAGTCCTTTGGCGGAGCAACCTTGTCTACGATGGGTGGACTTGGAAAGTCTGCACTCGGAAACATCGGAAAGGCCGGAGTGGGGATCCTCGCAAAAACGGGCATCGTACAGCCAGGCAGAGGCAGAGCGCTCTGGCGTATGGCAACCAGCACGGTCGGTATGAACGGTCAGGATGCTCTTGCGCAGATGGGGTATATCTTTAGCCAGACGAAAGGTCCGGCAATTCTGGCGAACGCCAAAAACAAGGTGGTCGGCGGCGCAACAAAGCTGGCAGGCGGTGCAATCGGTACGGTCAAAAACGTTGGTCAGTTCGCTGGCGCGGGGTTGAATGTGCTGGGTTCTACCGTTGGCCCGGTGGCTGCGAAGCTGGGCGGCGGCTTTATGTCGCTGCTTGGAACGTTTGGACCGGTCATTACCGGTCTGGGCACGATGATCGCAGTGGTTTCCTTACTGGGAGACCACTTTGAAGATATCCGCAACATTGTCGGCACGGTATTTGGCGAAGGCGGCCTTGCCGTGTTCGACAAGTTTACCGGCAAGATCGCGGGTATCGGAGACCTCGCAAAGCAGGTGTTCGGGCAACTCTCCACCCCGGAGGGATTGCAGAGCATTCAGGAAAAGCTATCCGGTTTCAGCATCGGAGGACTGAACCTTGGCGATGTATTCGGCGCAATGGCCCCGGCTATCCAGACGGTCATGCCGCTGGTCCAGTCCTTTGCCGGCGTGTTCTCCCAGATCGTGGATCTGGGAGCGAACCACATCAAGCCGGTACTGACGGAGATATTCGGGTTTGTTGTCAACGAGGGTATCCCGGCGGTTATGCCGCTGCTGTCCACGGTGGTAAGCCTGGTGGGCACTACGCTGGTCAATGCCATCAAGGTAGCGGTAGACGTTGTGGGCAAGGTGTTGCCGGTGGTGGAACCTGTGATCTTGGGCGTCATCGGATTTTTGAAGCAGATAGCTACCGTTGGTGTGAAGGCGGTCAACTTCATCATCGGAGCGCTGAACAAGATCCAGCTTAAAATCCCGGAAACGCTGTTCGGCATTCCCGTCCCGGTCATCGGCGGCAAGTCTTTCGGTTTCAACCTCTCGCCCGTGTCCGTCCCGGCGTTTGCCAATGGCGGCATGACGAAGGGACCGTCCATCGCTGGCGAGGCTGGTACGGAAGCGGTCATCAGCTTCCGGCGCGGTGTCCGGGAGAAGAACGTGGATACATGGCTGACGGCTGGCAAGATGCTGGGCGTTGGACTGGGCGACCTGCTGGAACTGCCCGGCAGAAAGCCGAAGATGTTTGCCGATGGCGGCTTTACGGACGAAAGCACCAACCTGATCGACTTCCGCAAGGCACAGCGGCAGCAGCGGTTTAACCAGATCGCGCAGAGTTTTGGCACTATGTTCCCGTCCGTTGCGGCGGGCATGGTGCTGGGTTCTGACGCTGGTGTGGCGTTCAGCCGCGTAACGGAGTTTGCGAACTATGCGGTGGATGGCTTGGAAGCACTGGCAGCCGTGCAGGCTCCTGCCGTGACGGACGACCAGAGCAAGATCGTCCAGAACGTGAATACCGGAATCGGCAAGGTGGTCACTGGTGCCCAGACCATCCTTGCAAATGAAAATGCTCAGAAGGTCATCCAGTTCATCCGGGGAGCGGACGTAGAGAAAGCACAGCTTGAATATGCCGCAAACCCCGACCACTACGACCTGAGCAACGTAGACTTCTTCCCGACAGTCTACGGCACGGGCACGACGGAGCAGGACCTTTCCATGCTGGCAGACCTGCAGGCGTCCCGGCAGAACGTGGTGGAACTGCCGTCCATCGGCGGCGGTGGCACCTCTGGCGGAAACTCCGGCAGCTCTGGCGGAGGCGGGGGCACAAGCTACCAGCGCACCTACACTAGCAGCTCCGGCAACACCTACGTCTATGCGCCGAACTTCACGGTCTATGGCGGCATGAGCGCGGACGAACTCCGCGAACTGCTGGATGAAGGCTATGAGAAGTTCTGCGAGTACATGGAACAGTACGAACATGAAACGAGGCGCAAGAACTATGGCACTTGATTACACAACGAAGCCCGGCGACACATACACAACGAAGCCCGGCGACACATACACAACGAAGTCCGGCGACACATGGGACTTGATTGCGCTGAATGTGTACGGCAGTGAGCTGAAGGCCGACTGGCTGATGCAGAACAACCCTGAACTGATCCACATCGTCCGGTTCGATTCCGGCACTGTGCTGTCAACACCTGAACTGCCTGAAGAAAAGAGCGGCGACCTGCCGCCCTGGAAAGCAGGTGCGTGATGGTGCTGACAGCAGTGAGACCCAAAGGACGCGAGGCAACGATTCGGCTGAAATACGAAAAAACCGATATTACAGCCAGAATCGAGAATGATGTGGAGAGTTTCCATTACACGGATGTGGCTGCATCCCAGAGCGACAGCATGAGCATTACCATCAACGCCAGTGACAGAAAGTGGAAGAACGCATGGATGCCGGAGAAGGGCGTAAAGCTCTATCCGACCATCGTAGTCAAAAACTGGGGAATCGACGGTATCGGAAACTACAACCGCGATTACAGCGCCGAGTGCGGCGCTTTTGTGCTGGACGACCTGGACTTTTCCGGCGCTCCGGACACGCTGACCATGGGCGGCGTGGCGAAACCGAACGACAGCAGCTTCAGCGAGAGAAACCGTACATTCACATGGAAGAAAACCAGCGTGAAGAAAATTGCAGAAGCCATTGCAGGGCGGTACAAGCTGGAACTGAAGTTTGAAGGCGACGACCACGACATTGATGCAAAGGAACAGGACGCTACGGACAGTGCGTTTCTGCAAGACCTGTGCAAAGATTACGGCCTGGTCATCAAGGTCTACGCATCGAAGCTGTGGGTGTATGACCGGGAAAAGTACAAGGAAAAAGCGGCGGCCTGGACGGTATACGAAGAGGCGCAGCCGCTGAATCCGAACGCCCTGTGCATCGAACCGGGTAGTTTTAAGTGGAACACCAAACTGACCGGGACGTACACGGGCGGCGTGTATACCTACACCAACAAAAAGAAAAAGATCAACATCAACGTCAAGGTGGGCACGGAAGAACGTCAGCTTAAACTCACCAGTAAGGTGAACAGTGAAGCGGATGCGAAGGCAAAGCTGGTGGCGGCCATCAAGAACGCCAACCACGGTGCAACGACCATCAGCTTCACGATTCCGGGCTACCCGGCGGGCGCATCGGCGCAGTGTATCAATCTGGTGGGCTATGGCAAAATGGCGGGAAAATACTTCATCGACGAGATGGAACACACCTTCTCGCCGTCCGGCGGTTACAAAACGCAGGTCAAGGCCAGCAAAGTGGAAAAGGGGGATTTCACATGAGCAGCGAAGTGCGGCTTGGAAATGTAAGTTCCATTGACTACGAAAATGGTCTGTGTGAAGTGACGTACCCTGACCGGGACGATACCGTGACGGAAATGGTGCCGACGCTCTCAAACCGGGAATATCGGATGCCGGAAGTGGACGATCTGGTGGTGGTGCTGCATCCGGGCGACAGCCCGGAGGACGCTGTGATTCTGGGCACGATCTGGAACGAGAAGATTAAACCCGTCGAGGGGAAGGAGAAGGTATTCCGCAAGGAATACAGCAACGAGGATGGAAAAGCATACCGGAAGTTCGATGCAAACGCAAAGGAACTGCTGGACTTTGTGGACGGGAAGAAGATCCTGAAAGCCAAGAGCCTGGAAGTCAAGGTTGGCGGCACTACCGTGACCATCAGCGAAAGCGGAAGCGTGAAGGTGGATTCCCCGGCGGGCATCGAGATCAAGGCATCTGGCGAGTTGAAGTTGAGCGCAACGACACTGACGGCCAGCGCGGCCACGGTGAATATCACGGGTGGCGGCGGGGATGTGACAGTTTCCGGGAAGTCGCTCGTGAAGCACACGCACAACGGCAACCTCGGAAAACCGACTACTCCGCCGCTGTAAGGAGGTGCAGGAATGTATGTAGGAGTTTTTGGCGATGTGATCTTTTCCGTAGGCCATCTGCGGACGATCACCCCATCCAACTTCAAAGGGAAAATCGGTGCGAACTGGGCCGAGCATGAAGTGCTGAAAGGAAAAGCAAAGCCGGAGTTCCTTAACCCAAAGCTGCGGGAATACACATTCGACATTCTGCTTGATTCCAGCCTTGGCGTAAATCCAAGCAGGATGAAGAATCGGCTGGCAGAAATGGTGGAAAGCGGAGAACTGCATTACCTGATTATCGGGTTTGCGCCGGTTTCCAAGAACCGCTTCCGCGTGACCGATGTAAGCGAAGCTTGGAATGTTGTGTTGAAACATGGACTGCTGACGCAGTGCATGGTGAGCCTGACCATAAAGGAGTACACATGATCGACATAAGCAGTACGATGCTGGAACTGTCCAACGACAGGGAAACGCAGGAAGAAGCACAGGATGTTGCACGCTGTCTCCGCACGCTGTACTGCACCCCTGTGGGCAGCTTGGAAGGCGACCGCTTGCTTGGCATAGATCCGGGCGTGTTCCTGGACAAGCCGCTTGCGGTGGCAAAGGGTCTTTATGTGGCAGAGATCACGGAAAAGACCGCAGCCTTTGAGCCGCGGGCACGGGTGGTGCGTGTGGACTGGGTGGAGGATGATGCGCTGCACGGAGCAGTGACCCCGAAGGTGGTGTACGAACTTGTCTAAGATCAAAGAATTTGAAAACATCCCCGATATCAGCGTTGATGGCGGGGAAACTCTGGAAGAAGCGACAGCCGAGTGCAAAGCCTTGTTTGAGAAATATAACATGGAACTGTACAACGGCGAGGTATCGCTGGCACAGTGCGCAGAAGCGCGGATGGTGCTGCTGGTGCTGGCTTACCGTTCTCACCATACGATAGAGTACAGCACGGCTTGCCTGAAAGCGGAACTGCTGCCGACAAGCACCGGGTCGAACCTGGACAACCTTGCACCCATGGTGGGCGTGGAGCGAATGGAGGCGGGCAAGGCAACGGCAGTAGTACGGTTTACGCTGTCTGCGGTGAGAACCAGCGCAACCAGCATCCCGGAGGGCACGCAGGTGCGCACCGGGGAAAAGCGGTATTTCAAGACCACGAAGTACGCGGAGATCCCGGCGGGCGAGATGTCGGTTGATGTGGAGGTGCTGGCGGACGAGGCGGGCAGCGGGAGTGACGGCATTATTGCCGGAGAAATCAACACGCTGGTTGACCCCATTCCCTACATTGCCTCCGCCCAGAACACATCAACCAGCACCGGCGGAACGGATACGGAGGGCGACGATTCTTTCACCAGGCGCATCCACTACGCCCCGTCTATCTTCTCCATTGCGGGACCGGTAGATGCCTATGAGTATTTCGCAGAAAGCTGGCGCACCGACGTATCCGGCACCAAAATCATCTGTGAGGAAGGATACACGATCCACATCTACTTCCTGATGGATGGAGGACGGCTGCCGACAGAGGAAGAGTGCCGGGGCATGGAGGACTATTTCACCACGGTAAAGAAACCAATGGGCGATCTGGTTCTCTGTCACGCCCCGGAAGAGGTGCCCTACGACATAAACCTGACGTACTACATCGCATCCAGCAACACAAAATCCGCTGTGACCATCCAGGAGAACGTGGAAAGGGCCGTAAAAGAGTACCAGACCTGGCAACGCAAGATCGGCCGCGACATTGATTCCTCTGAACTTATCATGCGGGTGCGTGAAGCGGGAGCCAAACGCCCGAAGCTGACTGGTCCAGTCGATACCAAGATCACTGAAACGCAGGTGGCAAAGATGAACAGCTGCAAGATGGTGTACGGAGGTATCGAGGATGACTGATCTGTGGGGAACCGGACTGATTGAGGGGTTGCCCCCGGCGGTTGCGGATGAACCGTGGGTCCGCATCATGGACAAGGTGTACCGGGAACGGCACCAGCGGGAAATGGAAGCCGCAGAGCGGATCCGCATCTACACGATGATAGATTCCCAACCGGAAGAGATTCTGGATGTTCTGGCTGTGCAGTTCAAGGTGGACTGGTACGATGCCAGCTACCCGCTGCAGGCCAAGCGGAACATCATCAAAACCGCGCTGGAAGTCCGCCGCTACTACGGCACGGACTGGGCAACGCTGAAAGCCATTTCCGCTATCTATCCCCGGTCGGAGATCGAGCAGTGGTACGACTACGGTGGAACGCCCGGACACTTCCGCGTCATCTGCTCTGTGGACGGCGCCCTTATCCCGGTGAAGCGCCGGGAGATCCGGCGCAGCGTGAACATCTACAAGCGTATGACTGCCCATCTGGATAGTCTGTACTTGCAGGTGCAGGCCGGGCTTGATGTGGAGTGCGAGTTTTCCTCACTGGTCTACCGGGTGCCCTATGCCAGCGAAACGATGTACGCCGGCACATGGCCCAGGACTACCACCCACGGTGGCCTTGCGGATGGTGAACTGCTGGTAGAAACGGAGGGCGCAGCAAATGCGTTCCGGGTGGAAGCAGCAGGCACCATCCCGTACCGCACCACTCATGCCGGGATCCTGAATATGGACTTTGACGTGGAAGCCGAGCACACGGCGGCCATGCTGGAAACACCCTATACCAGCGAGAACCAGCAGGCGGGCACCTGGCCGAAGGACACGACCAAGGCGGCGCTGGCCGATGGAGAGTTTGAGGTGGAAGCCGAGCAGCAGTCCACCGGGTACAAGGTAGAAACGGCTGGCACTGTCCCGTACAGGGCAACGACAGCCGGCATCTATGATACAGATATGACGGTTGAAGCAGAAACGGAGGTGCACGACATGGAAGCAACGATGGCAGGCACGGAAACCTGTGCCAGCAATATCCCGGCAGTGCTGGATGATCCGGTACTGGACGTGGATGTTGAAGTCACCGCTACCAAGTTCAAGGGCAAGCGCAGCGGTGAAGAGCCGTTTGTGCAGTAACGAAAGGGGGTGAAAGGCTATGGCAATGACGAGTTATGCTCTGGGTCTGTACAAGGACTACACCAAAGTGCGCGTGGCATTGGGCCGCTACAAGGCGGGCAGCACCTACAAGACGGTACCCATCGACAGCGTGGAAACCCTGAAAGATGGCCGGCTTGCGTTCTTCATGACGATCCCGCCCGGCGATTCCACCGGCAAGACCGTTACGGAAGTTGCGCTGCTGGACACCAGCAAGCGGGCCATGTACACCAAAACGCTGGTCGGCAATGAACAGATCGAGTTTGAAGAAGATGACGAGGGCGCACTTCTGCGCGTTGCTCTGAACTTCAAGAGCGCCGATAAGACCGCAGAGGGATAAGGAGGACACCTATGTACAACATGAAAAACTGGGTGGACAGAGTGACCCAGTTCGTCAACCGGTTCAAGGAAACGAATAACTCTGATGGCTCCATCACCCACGAGCGGGTGGATGGCGAGGTGCTGAAAACCGGCACTGCCCAGAGTGCTGCCAACTTCAACAACATGGAAGCCGGCATCCTGGAAAACAGTCTGATTCTGGCCGAGGCCACCCGCGTGCTGAAAGAGCATGGCCGTGACATTGATGCTATGACGGGTGAGATGCACACCATCTACCTGTACAACAGCGCAAAGTATCCGGCCAACAACAGCAAGAAAGCCATCGCCCTGAAGCAGCCCCGCAACAACACTGATTACATCATTGCGACCCGTGTTGTTTCTGCCGTGATGCCCAACGGCGTGGCGATTGATGGAGACCCGGCTGGTACGGCGGGCAACGTCATCATCACGGACAAGCTGCTCAACGGCTTCAAGATCGCTTACAGCGGCGTTGCCAAGGAAGTGACACTGGAAGTTGAGATTCAGGGCGGCATGATTCCCGCACCAGAGTATGAGGACGGCGCGGCCCCCACCGGGGAGTAAGGAGCAGACTATGGCAAATGTGATCGTGAAAAGCGATGAACGCATCGCATACGAAGCCCAGGTGGCGGAAAGTTTCGGCTGCCGGGGCAACATCAGCGCAGAACAGCGGGAGCAGGCAGAGATGATCGCTGCAAAGACCCGCGAGATCTGCCGCGATAACCACATGAACGGAGGGTATTAAGTTATGATTCAGGTGATCGAGAAAAACGAAGGCACCAAGCTGAACTATGAAGTGGTGGGCACCAAGCTGTTCCTGGGCGATGACGAGATCATGGTGAACCTCGCCAAGTATGAGAAGGACGAGCCTGTGCACATTGACGTTGTACGCAACTGGGATGGCGCGCTGGCCACCTCCATTGGCAAGAGCGACGACCTGTCCTATGCGGCACAGATCGACATTCCCGCCCGCGCTTACACCGAGAAGGTGGAGAAGGTGCCCGCCATGGGCGGCGATGGCGAAGTGGAGCAGACCACGAAGGTGCCTGTGAAGTTCGACATTTCCCGCTGCACGCTGACCCTGTGGTCTATCGACTAAGTGAAAGGAGCAAAGAACTATGACTAATTTTGCTGACTTCAAGGCTGCCATTGAGGGTATCTCTGGCGGCAAGAACACCGTTCTGCTGGACAAGTTCGGCCTGCCGTCTGTGGTGGTGCCCATCAACAAGCTGACCTACAAGGATGTGGGCGTGGGTGATGATACCGTGCTGCCCGCATTCAAGCTGGACGGCGTGGAGAAGCCCTACTTCTGCATCGGCAAGTACCACGACACGCTGGTGAACGGCGTGCCCTGCAGCCTGCCCATGCAGACCCCGGCGGTCAACGTGAACTTTGATACTGCGATAAGCCAGAGCCGCAGCAAGGGCGAGGGCTGGACGCTGGCTACCAATGCCATGTATGCGGCCATCCAGCTGTGGTGCCGCGCCAACGGCTTTATGCCTCGCGGCAACAACAACTACGGTGCTGACCATGCGCACGCATGGGAGAAGGGCACCCCGGCCAACTGCGACAGCAACGGCAAGGTGAACCTGACCCTGACCGGCTCTGGTCCGGTGAGTTGGAACCACAACAACGATCTGACCGGCATTGCCGACCTGAACGGCAATGCGTGGGAGTGGGCTACCGGCCTGCGCCTGATGGACGGCGAGATCCAGATCATCCAGCACAACGATGCCGCGCTTGCCACGGCAGACCTGTCCGCAGCAAGCAGCCTGTGGAAAGCCATTGCCGCAGACGGCAGCCTTGTGGCACCCGGTTCCTCCGGCACTATCAAGCTGGACTGGCGCAGCAGCAAGTGGACTCTCGTAACGGATGCACTGACTGGTCAGGACGAGAACGGTCACGGCACGGGCTTCAACGCTCTGACTACCACCCTGTCTGCTGTGCCGCAGATTCTTTACGGCATCGGCGTGTATCCGCAGGAGCCGAACGGTGACTATGGCGGCGATGATCTGTATGCTATCAACAAGGGCGAGCGCATCCCGATCCGGGGCGGCAGCTGGAGCTGCACTTCCGGCGCGGGCGTGTTCAAGCTGAACCTGTACTTTGTGCGTTCCAACGCCTTCGGCGACTTTGGGCGGCGCTCCGCTTTCGTGGGTTCCCTCTGATAAGAGGGGCAAACCGCAAACCGACCGACAGTAAACCGATGGGGCGGCGATAGCCGCCCCTATATTTTGCAGAGCCTAGGAAAATGACATGAACAGTATTGAAAACGAAAAGTTACAGCAGATGAACACGCCGAACGGAGGCTACCGCCTGAAAGAAGCGGTGAAGGACATGATAAACTACGGAAGCCCCATACTGGTGCAGTTTCCGAGAGTGGAAAAATACGGCCTTGCAAAGCGCATCCGGGAGACGATGTACGATATGCTGCACCTTTGCAACGTGATCCAGAAGAAATACTACAAGCGCGACACCTTGCGTGAGTTCGATACCCTGCTGCTGGATCTGCGGGATTATCTTGACGAGGCGGCGAACCCCAGACTGTACCCGCAGGGTACGGAACCGAAGAAAAAGCGCAAGAAGCGGGCGGACGGCCAAGCGCCGGAAGCCCCGCCGCAGCCTGTCACCTGCATCACGATGCACCAATACGCGACATGGAGTAAATATACCGGGGCAATCGGCGGAATGATCGGCAATTACATGAAGTATGTGGAGGGCAAGCAGTCCAAATAGGGCTGCTTGCCTTTTTGCATAACCGGGGCCTGACCATCATTTACGCATCCCGATCCGGGGCGGCAGCTGGAACAACACTTCCAACGCGGGCGTGTTCAAGCTGAACCTGAACAATGTGCGTTCCAACGCCAACGGCAACATTGGGCGGCGCTCCGCTTTTCCCCGCCAGATGAATCACAGCTTGCCTGAAAAGATGGGCTGGATTACGCGGGCAAAAGGGGTCAGGATCCGTCGGCAGCGCCGGGGAGCGCTGCACGAAAAATTTGTATTCGCATCAAGGCAGACAGTATACCGGGGAGAATGGCCGGAATATCCCACCGCCCGGTGAATGGTGGGGAGTGGCCGTATATGCCACGGGTGCGGAAGGCTGTGAATGAAAACATATAAAAACATCTTTGTCCAGGTGGTGGCTTTCGACAACCTGATGCTGGCACACTACCACGCCAGCAAGGGAAAGAAGCACCGGGATGAAGTGCTGATATTTGAGCAGCGCAAAGCAGAATACTGCATCATCCTGGGAAACCGTCTGGTTAAGCAGACCTATAAGGTAGGGTCGTACCGGATCTTCTGGATCCGGCAGCCTGTGCTGCGCATGGCTATGGCGCTGCACTACCCTGACCGCGTTGTGCAGTGGGGCATCTACCAAGTAGTATTTCCCATATTCGACAAAGGCTTTATTTCGGATAGCTATGCGTGCCGCAAGGGCAAAGGGGCGCACGCGGCGCTGGATCAACTGCAATACTGGATGCGGAAGGCAGACCGAGGTGGTCCGGCCTATACGCTGAAACTGGATATTTCAAAGTATTTCTACCGGATAGACCACGAGATACTGCTGAAGATCCTGAACAGAAAGATCGCAGACCCGCGCATGATGTGGCTGTTCCGCGTGATCCTGCACAGCGACCAGACAAAGTTTGGGCTGCCGGAGGGCATGAGCGCGGACGAAGTGCCGCCAGAGTGCCGGTTAGAGGATACCGGCGTTCCCATCGGGAACTTGACCAGCCAGATGTTCGCCAACATCTACCTCGACATTCTGGACCAGTATGTGAAGCATACGCTGCACATCCACTGGTACATCCGGTACATGGACGACATTATCATCATCGGGCGCGACAAGCAGGAACTTGCGCACATCCGGGACGAGATCGCCGCATTCCTGCGCCGGGAACTGAATCTTGCTCTGAACCATAAAACCAGCATCCAGCCATTGAAACAGGGCGTGGAGTTTGTGGGCATGAGGGTGTGGCCGACACACCGCCGCCTGCGTCACGCCACGATACGCGGCATCAAGCTGCGGCTGTCGCAGGTGCTGGCACAGTATGAGGCGGGCGAGATCACAGCCGAGAGCGTGGAACGCACCATCGGCAGCTACCGCGGCGTTCTGAGCCATTGCGAGTGCATGGCGCTGAAACACAAGCTGAATCAGACATACGGGAAATTCTATATCATCAAAAAAGAAAGAGGTGAGCAGAACAATGGCAATCAAAGCATATTCCTTTGCGAAGGACGGGAACAAAGCACTGAGCAAGAACTTCAGCGTGAAGGAGTTCCGGTGTAAGGACGGCAGCGACCCGGTGTTTGTGGACATGGATCTTGTAAAGCTGTTGCAGCAGATCCGTGACCATTTCGGGAAGCCGCTGACCATCACCAGTGCATTCCGCACAGCCGCCCACAACAAAAACGTCAAGGGCGCTACATACAGCCAGCATTGCTACGGCAAGGCTGCTGACATTCGCGTGCAGGGCGTAAGCGTGGAAGAAGTGGCTGATTATGCGGAAACGCTACTGAAAGACACCGGCGGCATTGGACGCTACCCGGTAAAGAAAGGCCGTCCGGCGGGCTGGGTGCACGTTGATGTGCGCGAAGCAAAGAGCCGCTGGACGATGTAAGCATAAACGAGCGGAGGTATCATTATGGAGATTCTGAAATCTTTCCTCATGGCATTCCCTACATGGCTGTCGTTCATCTTCATGGTCGTGGGCATGGCTGTCACCGCGCTGTTTGCGGTTCGCCTGGGCTACGGCGTCGTTATTGCCAAAACGGTCTATGAGTGGATCGAGTGGGCAGAAACGAACATCGTAGGCAGCAAGATGGGCGAAGAAAAGAAGAAACGGGTCATCGAAACCCTGCGCGGCTTTACGCCGGACTGGTTGGATTGGGCTATCAACGAGCGCACGCTTGACTGGATCGTGGAAGTTGTGTTCAAATTCAGCAAGAAAAAGCTGGCGGCTTACATGGAAAAGAAGAATGCTGCCACAACTACCGTAGCACACTTTGACCATGCAAGGGAGGACGGGAAAAATGACAGATGAAGAGCTGGAACATCGTCTGACTGATGTTGAAAGCCGGAGCAAAAGCAACACCCATCGCCTGGATGACCTTGAAAGGCTGACGGATGCTGTGAATGGTATGAACACAAACATCAAGCTGACGATCCAACAACTCGAATCGACCAACAAGAGCCTTGAAATTGTGACCGCACAGAACAAGTCGCAAGATGATAGGCTGGCAGCACTTGAAAAAGCCCCCGGAATACTCGGAAATAAATTGTGGTGGACGGTAGCGGCCGCCGCAATCGGAGTGTATGTCGGGTGGGTACTCGGCTTCCTGCCAAAGTAAAATGAAATCCCCCGCTGGTAGCCTTTATCGGGCTGCTGGCGGGGGATTTTTTGTTTATATGGCAGTTTTGCACAAGGGAACTGCGCAAAGTGTGGAAAGTTTGCAAATTGACAACGGTACACCGTATATTTTATGATTAAAACGAAAAGAAAAGCAATAGCGAAGGGAGGAAAACTGTGTGAGAGTGTTCAAACATTTGACGCTTACGGACAGAATCCGCATTGAAAAGTGGAAAAAGGAGGGAATGAGAACACGGGAGATTGCGGAAAAATTGAGGGTGGACCCGTCCACGGTGTACCGAGAACTGAAAAGGGGCAGCTACGACAGGCTGAACGGAACGACATGGGAACTGATCCAGACATACAGCCCGGACATTGCAGAGCAGAAGTACCAAGCACATCTGCGGGAAAAGGGTCCGAACCTGAAAATCGGCAAAGACCATGAACTCGCGACCTACATTGAGCGAACCATTATAGATAAGGACTGCTCCCCGGCGGCAGTGTACGGGTACGCACAGGAGGAAGGCAAGACGTTCAAGACGCACATTTCGGTGCCTACTATATATAGTTACATCAAAAAGGGCGTTTTCCTGAACGTGACGCAACAAACATTGCCAAGGCGGGGCGTGCACAAGAACGACTACAAAAAGGTAAAAACGAAAGCACCAGCCCGCGCACCGGCGGGTGAAAGCATCGAGAACAGACCGGAGGAAGTGAAGAACCGGGAAGAATTTGGACACTGGGAGATGGATACCGTATACTCCGGTCAGAAGAAAAGCACTGTGGCATTGCTGGTGCTTACGGAACGCAAAACGAGGAACGAGAATATTATATTGGTTCCGAACCGCCGCGCCGAAACGACAGTGCAGGCCATCAACGCATTGGAGCGGAAGTTAGGCGCAGAGAAATTCGGCATCATTTATAAGAGCATCACAGTGGACAACGGCAGCGAGTTCGCGTTGGCGGATCAGTTAGAACGGTCCTGCATCAAGGACGGGAAACGGACGAAGATCTACTACTGCCACCCGTATTCCTCCTGGGAACGCGGAAGCAACGAGAACGTCAACGGCATGATCCGCCGCAGGCATCCAAAAGGAACGGACTTCTCAAAAGTCACGCCGGAGGAAATCGCGGCAACGGAAAACTGGATCAATAGCTATCCACGGAAGATACTGGGCTACAAGAGCGCAGGGACGGCGTTCAGGGAATGCCTGCGGAAGCTGGGGTTGACGGCATAA